TTATCCGTTAATAATTCCATGTCTTCCTGAATGTCCTTCGTGGTTTGTCTTAACTCCTGGTTGGTTTCTCTCGAATCTTCTTTGACTAATTGTTCGACATCATTAACAACTTTTTCAATACGTCTTACATCTTGCCGAAGGTCGTTTTTCAGTTCGTTAGCTACATCACTCACTAAGCGAATTTCCGACATAATCATTTCCATTTCTTGCATAATCATGTTTACTTCTGTTTGTATAAGATCTGTTTTGCTATTTAATTCTTCTTTTGTTAAATCTATTCTTTTATCAAAACCAGATAAATCAGGTGCAACATATTCTTGTATCTGTTTTTTCATTGTCAGATAATCTTTGTAAAATTCAAAGCCACCCCAAAGACCACCGCCTAATGTAGTCAAAGCAGTAAGTATGACGAATATACGTCCGCCTTTAAACTTCAAACCCGCAAATTCAACTTCAGCCATTGCTATTCCAAACCCATCTGCCATTGTTGCATAATCATTTCATCCATTTTAACATTACTTCCACCAAATAAAAACCATTGAGCTATATTATTATTTTGTAGTTTAGCGTCTGGTATCATATAGTCCGTAAAAAAATCTTGACGATCAACGAGTTGTTTTTGTGAATCAAAAAATGTTTTTGAGTCACCTAAGACTTGCATCACGATTAATGTTTTTAACTGATTTGTTGAATCATATCTACCTTTATCACCCATCTTCTTTACAATTTTCTTTGCAGCTTTTTCTTTTTTAGATTCTTCTTTTTTTACAAGTTTCTCTTCGGCTTTACCCTTATCTTCCTCTTCTCCCATATCTTCTGGTTGCTCCTCATCTGCCTCAGCCTCTTGAACGCTCTCTTCCGATTTAGACTCTTCTTTCGCATCAGTTTCAGCTTCTGTAGTATCTTCTTCAGAAGACTCATCCACGGATTCTGGCTCAGCTTCAGCTTTGGGTTGAGATTCTGGCTCTGGCTCTGGTTCATTTACTGTCTCCTCCATTTCTGGTTCTGGCCCCATTGTATCTGGTTCTGAAGCAACTTCAATCTCTTCTGTCATTTCTGGCTCTGGTGCTGGCATTTCTAATTCTAATTCCATCTCCATTTCCATCTCAACTTCCACTGCTACAACTTCCACCTCTGGCATTTCGACTTCCATTTCAGGTAGGTCCATTTCAAAGCTAGGCACCTCTAACTCTATCTCAACAGTTTCGTAAGTGACCTCGATATCTGGTTCATCAAATTCAGGTTCAAAATAAACATCGTCTGTAGGTGACTCTGGTAAAACAATGTCATTATGGTCAAAAATATTTTCTACAATATCTATAACATCTGTTTCTGTGCTACCTCCATAAGCAACCCACATTTCTACAGATGTTATCGATTGTGTTACTATTGTGGATACGACATTGTACAATACGTTTATTTTGACATCATCAAAGAGCGGTCCGATTGACATCTGAATATCGCGTCCTCCAATTTCTATAGTTAATTTTGTAATTGTTCCTGCAAAATCAAAACCCCCCATATACTCTTGATAGCCACTAGTTACTCCAGATTCCGATAATATATCTGTGCCACTAAACACACTTGTATTGCCATTTTTTCCTGTAATGTGCATGTAAATACGGTCTTGCGGATCTCTTTTATCCACCTTGATAGAATAGTTTGTTCTGCCACCATTTTCGATGTCTAGCTCAGATATGTCTACTGTTTGAATAAAGGTGGTTCCCATTCCGCTCACGCCTTGTGTCGACGTTGTATTACCCGATCCAGTAATTTGCGCACATTTATCTGTACCTAATGCATAGCAATTGTTTCCAGATGGCATGTTTGCAGGCCCTTGCCCTCCCCAATCTGTATCCATATCGCCTTCATATCTAGGTAAAACAAAACCATTGTCGCCATCTAATATATCACCAGAGTCTTCAGTAATTATGGTTGTAGTAGTGGTTGTAGTTGTGGTCTCCGTTGTAACGGTATGTCCATCAGCTTCATATTCTATTGATTCAGTTTCTGTTATTACGATTGTTTCTTCTACTCCAGGTGTACAAACTCCAGAAGCAGTTATTGGACACTCAGCTCTAAGGGAAGAACATAACGATGCCAGAATGCAAAACCATAGCACCAATAACAAATTTGATAAATTTTGATCCATCGCTTTCGACTCCTTCTTGAACTTTAATTTTAACTAATTCATCATTCCATTTTGCATAGATGACACTGCCCTCTGGTATTAAATCCATATCAGCTTTCCATCCCTCTTCTGCTTCGCCACCGATGGCACCAAAATACGGACATGGGGTACCTGCCATGAGCATCGCATCCCAAGCACGTGGGTCTTGACATAGTGTGCTAACAGCTGCAACACGCATGCCTGATAAGTATAAATTTTTGCTAATTTTGAGAAGCGCACACAGCTCATCGTCAACAACTTTTGCTCCAGCAATACCAAGTATTTGAGTTTGCACAGCTGCGCTTGCTGAAACTTTACATATGTCAGAATTATTCATTACAACACTTGGTGCGCTAGCAGTAGGTGGTGTAGAATTGGTCACAACCGTGCTACTCACTGTATTCGTTTCGGAATACAAATTTTTTGAAAATAATAAAATTGTAATAAATAATAAAACTTTTAACACTTCCAACGTCTCCTAGCTTGTCTTAGCCTAGAGTTTGGATCTTTAGCTGCTTTGGGAAATTTTTTCATTTGTCCTGCACTTCTAGCACAGAATGATTTACGACGCTTTGCGTCTTTTGACCCAGGCTTAACTTTTCCTGTTACAGCTGTTTTTAATTTTGAACCTGGATTATCCCTTCTGTATTTTGCAACACCAGCCGCTGTCATTCCCGCCCCTTTTTTTGTGGGGCGGAAATACTTCTTTGTTTTTGGTGGTTGCTTGTCTCTTTTTCTAGGCATACAACACTTCTACATGTGTAGCTTGGTTAAAGAAAACAAATAGATCAGTTTCAAATCTCAATCCTGGATCAGGAAATGTTACTTGTAAAATCTCATCCTCACCTGCGCCTATAGCTGGAGTAGGAATTGTAAATTTAACAGTTCCACCTGAACCATTATCTATCAAATCAACTTTGCCTAAAGTAGCACCACATTTAATGTTCAGTCCTAAAACTCTAGCTGGAGCACTAAGTGTATTAGTGCCTGCCGATACTTTAGTTGTTACCTGACCACTAGCGGTTAGTTCTTTATTTTTAAGGGCAAACATTGTTTACTCCTATCTCTCTACGATCATATTTACGTAATCGATAGTCAAAGTGTTACCAGCAGCTTCACCATTCTGAATACCAAAAGATATTGTTAAATCTTCGTCATCAGGTAATTTTGCAGTATCTACTCTTACTGGAGTAGCGTTATTAATTGAATAATAAACACCAGCTCTGTCTGGATCTACAAACCACGTTACTGTAATGAAAGTATCATCTTCCATTGTAGCAACTGTAGTTGCATCTACAGAGTTATCTTTTTCAACATTTAAAAGTAAATCAGCAGAACCATCTACGCTTATGAAATACACACCATCTGATACATCTAATGGAGTTGTATCTGTGATTTGTAATCCCATGATAAAGTCGTTTTGATCTACATCATTACATTTAAATCTAGCTGAGAAGTATGCTCTTTTGCTTGTGCTTAATCTAAATGGTTCACCTTTTAATTGTAAAAAGTCTGAATCACTTGCAGCATCATCGTTTGAAATTCTTAACTGACCACCTGCGCCAGAAATAATTTCCTCACTAGCGCTACCGCCACCAGCTTCTGTTGTTGTGATCGTCCAATCACCAGAATTGTACGTCATAAAGTCATTAAAATATCCGTAGAAAGTTTGATCTGACGGATATGGTAAGAACATTGGTTGATCCTTTTTTGCTTCGGTAGCTTCATTGTTACCTGCCCATAGGATCATGTTCTGAAAATGTGGGTTAGCCATATTGCCTCCTTGGTTGTATAGCCCTCGTCATGCAGTCTCTATACACGTCTGCCTAGCCAGTGTGCATGACTAAATTAATCTAGGATACTTAAGTTTAGTATAAATAAAAAAAGGCGCTCTTACAAGCGCCTTTCTCCTTGGGAGGATCCAATAAATTTTATGAACCTTGTGATCCGTATACACATCTAGGATCTGAAAATCCAAAGCTGTATCTCTCACGTGCTTTGTATCTCATGTTTCCTGTATCGAAATCGCCTTCCATACCAGTTGTTAGGGCAGCTCTTACGAAGTGTTTAAATCCATTAGGAGCATCAGTCTTAATGAAATATGCATCAGTGTCAGTTAAATAATGATTAATTACATAACCATCTGGTAGCATACCCATGTTTCTTAATGCATTGATATCATTGTCTGAAGTACCAACTCTGAGGGTAGATTCTAATATTCTATCTGCTACAAATTGAATGTTTACTGGGATAATTAATTTTCTTCCCTGCATTGCAATTTTTAGTCCTCTTTCATCAATAAATCCAGCAATATCAATCATTGCTTGCTCTAATGAGGTTTCGTTCAAGTCAGCATCAGTTGAACTTCTGTTTGAAAAAGTTCCACCTAAAGCAGTTGGGTGCGCTGTGTTTACTAATGAAACACCGTCACCGCCAGCAGTTGAGAACGCATTGTTTAATATGTTCGCTGCTTTTGTTTGCTTTGTGTAAGCCATTGAACGTGCTAATGATCTTGTGTAACGAGCAGATAAAGTGTCGTAAAGATTGTCTTCGACTGCTTCCTCAGTTAAACTAAAACCTAGGGCAATAGTTTCATGAGTGTATCTACTTGTAAAACTTTCTTGAGCTGTGTCCATTTGGACAGCAGACCCTTCTTGCTTTACAGCAGCTTCACCGAAGCCAACTAACATTACTTCTTCTTCAAAAGCTCTGTCACTTGTTTCTTGATCAAAAATTTCCGCATGCTCGTTCTCATAACGAGAATACTCCATACCGAACAAGGCGTTTAGGCCTGGTTCTAGTTCTTTCGCCAGTTGGGCTTAATCTTTACAACAAAGATCGAGTTGTTCGCAGTTGCGTCATTACTCGGAGTGTCATAAAAATCAATCAACTTCACTTGAAGTGCAGCCGTAGTATTTTTGGAACTCGAATCAATTTCAACGCCTGATACACCCGTAGTGGTGCTACCAGCCCCGAAAACTAGATTACAGTTTTCATTTAAATTTGCCGCTACTAGATTTGTTGCGTCTGAGTCTTGCTGACAGATAAATAACTGATGTGGATCATCAGCTACAAATGCTATCGCATCAGATGCAACTGTTCCATTAGGGAACGTGTTATTAAATCTAGGCTTTGATGTACTTGGGTCTGTATAGAAACAACCCATAAATACTCCTCTTATAGCGTCGCCTGCTGTTGCTACAACGACTGTTCCGTCGTTTGCTTGTTTAACTGGATCGCCAGTAAAAATTCCGCTTGCGCCACTTGCAATAGAGTATTTAGTAGTACCAGTAGTTCCGCCTGGGGCAGAACCAACTTTAGCTATTGGTCTTAAACCAAATGCTTGGTCTATGTTAGCCATAGTAGTCTCCTAAATTATTTCAGAGACATTGATCTCACTTATTGAGACTTCTTGCCCCCAAAAGTTACTCTGCTCTGTCTCTCTTGAGAGATAGGCATGCTTGGGTGCTCTTCTTTATGGAGATCATTTTCAATTGCCTTTGTCTTTGTATCAGTAAGATTACGGAAATATTCATCCCGATCCTCTTTAACCTCAATAGGACAACGCATTAAAATTAATCCGCCTATACCTATGACGCCTTTGTACTTACCGTCGTTGACAGATGGAAGATCCATTCTATCAGGATACTCGTCTGCTCTCACAAATTCATAACCACTTCGGAGACGGCCAATAATATTTTTTTCATCAGCCATTCCTCTGTACTCAGCTCGCACCCACCTATGATGAAAACCATCAGGTGGTTCTGGCGCTTCTAAGTTAGAAGGGGGTACCCAACCCCTTGGTCTAGAGACTTTTTCACGTGTCTCTGATTTGCGTGAGGGTAGTGATTTTATACCTTTTGTAGTCATGTTACGCCTCCTTCACGTGTTTTGCGTAGTCTTCAAGTGACACACCTAGCTTTTTAGCTATAGCAACTTGTGAAGGTGTGAGTCTCACAGTGCGGCGCCCAGATTTAACCGATCTATTTGCAGAAGCAACAGCCTGAGCGGGTCTGTCCTTCTTGTTGGTATCCTCAAACTTATGAGGAAACTCTTCTCGTATACGTTTATCTAATTCTTTATAATACTCATCTGACTTCCCGTCAAATCCTTCTTCTTGTAGAAGTTTTTTATGAATAGATAGTGCAGTATACGTCATTGCTTCATTTGCACCAAACCAAGAGTTTTTTTCTGCCCAAGCCTCTGCTTTTGGATCAGGTTTAGCATTTTGTATTGGTTGTTGTGGTGTTTTAGGTGCATCTTTTTGCTCTTTCAATGCTTTTTCTCTTTGTGCTTTTGATGCGTTAGCTCGCTCCTCTTCTATAGCAAGTCTAGCTATAGCTTGTTGAGCCTCCACTTGTTTTTTAGCATTACCTGAATTTATTGCATCTTGTAAAACAGCTTGAGCCTTTTCCATTTCAGATGTTACTCGTTTAGAATATTCATCCAAATAACCATCATCAACATCTTTTACTTTTGATTTAAGATCCGCATTTTCTTTATTAACAGCTTCTGCAAATCTAATTGCTTCTTTTTCTCTGCGTTCAGCTTCTCTTATTTTAAAAGTAAGTTTGTCTATTCTTTTTTGTACGTTAGCACCGTACTCATCAACTTCTTTTTTGTTTTCAAAATTTTCTTCTTCGACTTTGGTCTCTTCAGTTTGTTCCTCTACTTTTACATCATCTTTTTTTTCGTCATCCTTTAGTTCTACATCAACAGGATCACCAGATGTATCTATTGGAACCATTTTGTCTTTTTCAGACGCCACTTGTGGTTGCATACTTTTCTCCATGTTATAGTAAGTTCCTTGGTAAAATATCACGAGGATCATCAACAGTTGCTATGATCTCGTCTTCATTTACTATTCTAAGTTCTCCGTCTTCAATCTTAATTCTAGAACCAGCATATGATGTAATTAATACCCAATCACCCTCTTTGCACCAAGGTTTACCATCTGGATATCTTGTTTTATCTTTGTATGCCATAGGACCAACTTTTAAAACTTTGCAAATATTTGTAGTCATCTGTGATTCAGAAACTGTTTCATCAGTTAAATACAAACCGCTTTTTGTTTTATTGTTTAATTTTAATGGAAACAAAACTATTCTCCAACCCGTAGGAGTCGGTATTTTTTCTAACTCTTTTTTTTCTTTCTCAGCTTTCTTATTATCCCAAATATGTTTTGGTACGATAAGTTTTGGTTTAGTCATCTTCTAGCTCCGTTTTCTTTAGCAGGTCCGTGAGTTCCTGTATTTCTTGTTTAAGTGCTGCGTTTTTACCAGTCAAATATTTATAATCTGACCAATCTTTACACAATCCGCTAGTTATAGACTCTTCTACTTGTTTTTGTCTAGCAATTAATTGTTTTTTGTATTCAGTAAAAAAATTTTCTAACCGCATGATTTCATAAGATCAGCTAATTTTTTACAACGATTAGGTGTCTGTTTATTCCATTTGGAGTCTAGCATCTCATAACTTGCACCGATAAAATTGGCTTCCTGTAAGCATTTCCACATGTTACGGAAATTTTGGACGCCATACTGGCCCAGCTGGAAACACATCTCCGCTAACACGTGTTGAGCTGTTTCTGGTAAATCATCAATATTATTTTGAGTCATTAATTGTTTAGCTTGAGCTATTGCTCTGCTTAAATCTTTATCAAATACCGATTGTAATTCTTCTTCAGTATACTCTTTATCTGGTACAAAATTATCACCTACAACAACTTTATGGCCCCAGCCTATGGTGTCAAACCCCTCGGTATCTTGATAAATTTTATTTCTGAACCCTTCACTTAATTTTACTGATTTAGATAATTCTTCGTAGCTCATTTTTCCTCCTTAAACCACTGCGGTAAACCTAAAAAAGGTCTGCCATCATATTTATTAGTATCATTAAATTTGCCATTTTTCTCATTATAATGCAAAAAAACTTGAGCACAATTGTTACCTGTAAATGGCTCTCTCCAATGCTCAGTCTCGTGACCTTTATATATCAACATGTCACCTGGATTAAGCAAAACCTCTTGACCATCTAAAAATATTGGCCACATTTCCCCACCTAGATTCATAGTGCACGATATTTCACAAGATGGTCTATCTTTATGTTTTTTAAGTTCATCACCGTTTTTGTATATTCTAGCGTAAGAATAGGTTTCAACAAGACTAGTTTGAGTTTCTATCTCCATTAATGGTTTAATTTGCTGTAATAAAACCTCCATGACTAAATCGCCATAATGAGAATAAGTGCCTGGAACTTGCTGGTCGTCCCAACGTCCCCATTCATCTGCAAATGGCGATATGTATTTAGACTCAAAAAAATACAAAGCTACCTTTCTTTTAGTTAAAAAATATAAATATACAAAATCAGTCAATTCTTTAGATAATGCCTGCCTAATTACTTTCATTTAAATGGCCTCCCTGAGCTCCAAACTACTAACGAAAAACGTATGCCAGCAGTTACTGGTTTAACCCTATGCAATAAAAAAGATGGAAATACAACAATAGATCCTCTTGGTCTTATTTCTTTACAAACTTTTATATTAGATATGTTTTCACCCACACCATCCTTAAAATTAAATTCTAAATCTCCTCCCTCGTATGTAGATCCATCTACTAAACTAACAGTCATAGACAACTTTCTAATAAAACCTTTTTCATTTACCTCATCAAACTGATCCTCATGCCAATCATAGTGCTGTTTTTTTGATCCGTCATATTTTGTAAACTGAAAATTTTCGCAAGCCTCTAAATCAAAATTCCAATCTGCCTCTATATTAGCTAAGTCTATATAGGGTTGAATTTCTTTAAAAATCCAAAGGTCATCCAACCAAACAACATCAGATTTTCTAGTTTTGTGTAAATCTTGATCGTCAAGTTTGGGATCGTTATGTTTACCAACACCAGCCTCTAATTCTTCTTTAGTGTGTGCGTGCTTTATTATTTCATCACAAAGTTTATTTGAAAGAGCTGATGGAAAGAATTTAAGATAGTTTTTTAAAATCACTTTTTCTTAAACATGCTAATCGCACTAGATCCTGCCTTGATGCCAAAGCTTGCTGAAATCGCAATATATAACAAATTATGATAATACGACGGTAGGTC